GTTCCCCTGAAAACCTGCGCAGGGAGCAGGAACAGGAGCAGCAGAGCGGCTCTGAGAAAAAATAAGAGAGAACCGGAACGCGGCGCTCTCCCTGAAGAAGGGAGGGCGCTGCTTTTGTCTGCTGAAGTTTCGACCCTTGACAGCCGGAGCCGCAGAACCTATAATGAAATCACGATGACCCCTCTTGAAACACATTTGGAGGTACAAAATCATGATCAACTATCCCAAGAATTATGCTCCTCTGGCTGAAGAGGAAATGGAGTACACCAGCGGCGGCCTGTCCATCAACTGGATGGCACTGGGCTCCACCGTTATGGGTCTGGCCACCAGTATGCTGGCCTACCTGAATGTCTCCAACATTGCCGGTGTGGCGGTCCAGCTGCAGAAGAAGGACCCCGAGAAGTACCCTGAGCCGGAAGGCACCATCAACGGCAACCTCATCATCGATTCCACCCTGACCTACTTCTCCAGCGTGGCCGGCATCGGCATGGGCCTGCTGAACATCGCTGCGGGCGTGGGTACCGTCTATCTGGGCATGAAGTCCGGTTCTTAAAAATTAGCACTGGACATTTGAGCCAAAACGTGGTATAATTCATCCTGCATTCGCGGGCATCGTACATCGGCTAGTATATCAGCCTTCCAAGCTGAGGAGGTGGGTTCGATTCCCATTGCCCGCTCCATGCAGAAAAGGCGCTGATTCGTTCAGAATCGGCGCTTTTTGTTTTGCCTGTAACCCACTTTGTAACCCACTTGACTTTTCGTAAACAGAGCACAGCCCCGGACAGCGGTCTTACTGTCCGGGGCTGTGCTTTATCAAATCGCCCGGCGGTTGCGCCATCCGGCTGCCGGGAGGTGTCGCAAAGTCCCCTCCATGGTACGCGCTATCAGGAGGCGGGGAGGGGACAGCCGCAGCGCTGCGGTGTAGCTCACTTCTTCCCCTGCATCTGATCCAGCAGCTCATCTGCGTGGATGGCCTCGGGAGTAAAGGAGTTGTTCTCCCACCATGCCCAGATGGCGGCAGCGGTGGTCAGACCAGCCGTCACCCACTGCTCCACGCTGGCGCTGTCGATGGGCAGCGGGCTTTTGCCTGCTGCACTCAGCAGCTGGTTGACGAGGGCCAGTGCCAGCACAACGGTGCGGGCGATGGTTACGGCGGGGATGGCGGGGGTGTTGTTCTCAGTGATGTGTGCGTTCATAATGTCAGTTCCTTTCTTCAGTCGTGGATGGGTAAAGCGCAGGCTCTCTTGTACAATTCCGTACCGGTGCCGTTGCCGCCCATCACATGATAGGTCTTGTAGAGGTAATTCAGGTTGCGCAGGCCGTCGCGGGTGATGTACCCCAGCTCCATAAAACGGTAGCACTCGGTATAGATGCGGTCGTGCAGCAGGGCCAGCACCGCGTCCCACAGGGCCTTGATCTTGGGGATGGCGGCAAGGATCGCGCCGCCGATCAGAGCACAGAGCCACCCGGCCCAATACTCCGTGATAAACTGCCACATCGGTCTCACCCCCTGACCTGCCCCAGCCCGGCCCGCTGGATGATGGCAGCATAGTCCTTGTAAGCATGGCTCAGGTCTACCAGGCTGCTCACGCCGGGGATGGTGCCCTTTGCGGTGTACTGCCACATGCCGTGGCGGCGGGCGGGGCGCTTGCCGCGGTAATCGGCCAGCCAGAGGTCATACGGGGCCAGCGGCTGGGCGGCCAGGGCGGTATCGGCAAAGTTCGTGTAAGTATAGACCATGGCGTACAGGTTCCATGTCTCAATCCGGTCGGCGGCCCGTGCCACCAGGGCCGAAAGCTTTGCGGGGGCCAGGGAGCGCAGGCGGGGGTCCTCCACATCGATGGCAAGGGGCAGCTGGAACGTTTTGCCCCGGAGAGCTGTTTTGAGGGCGGCCAGCTCCTCCTCCGTCTGCCGCTGCGTGACCGCACAGGTGTAGTAATAGCCGCCCACGGGCAGACCCAGCCGGGTGCACTCGGCGTAGTTGCGGGCAAAGAAGGGGTCGATGTAGGGCTTGCCGCCCTTGCTGCCCAGCACCCGCAGCATCACGCCGGAGACAATGCCGCTTGCCTTGACCTTGTCCCAGTCAATGCGGCCCTGCCACTTGCTCACGTCAAGAATTGTTCTGGGCATTGCTCTGCGCCTCCTTCTCGGCCAGCTCCTGCTGCTTTGCTTCCAGCTGAGCAGTCAGCTTGGTGTACTCATCCTCAGTCAGCCGGTCAGCGGCATAGAAGATGTCAAGCTTCTTCTGCATTCCAGTGATTTTACCACGAGAAATCATGCGTTCACAGGTGTTGTAGAGTTCCATAGTACGTCCTTTCCGGGGCAGTGCCCCTTACAGTGTGATTTCCTCAGCGTTCGCCTTGTCCTCAGCGTCCAGTGCATCGTAGTACGCCTGCGCAAGGGCTTCCACCTCTGCGATGTCGTCCTCCGTCAGCAGGCCGCTGTCCAGATGGGTGTACGCCTTGTCCAGCCAGTATGCCACGTCGCGTCCGGCAGCGATTTCCCGCTTGATGGAGCGCAGGGTCAGGTCGTGGCGGGCTTTGCTTTTGATAGCCATAAGTACCTCCTTAGGTCATGGACGCTACTGCGTCCTCAAGGTCGGTAATGCGTTTGATGGGGTCAGCCCTGCCGGTAACGGTTGCACTGTCTGCATCGGTCAGGACTGTGTTCACGCCGCTCAGAGCGGGGATGGGCTGTGCACCGGTTGCGGTAACCGGCACCGACTCTGCCAGCTTGTAGCAGATTTGGACGGGAGTTCCGGCGGCGTACTGGGCGGCAAGGTAGGATTTAAACAAAGCAACTTCATGTCCCGCTGATATATCGGGCAGCAAACTAGTCGGTACGCAGTACATAAAATAGCGCGACTCTCCGACTGTCGCAAAACCAATTCCAGCATTCGACCCACCCCACACATCTTGTTTCGGCATCGCTAAATGGCTGCAAACGACTTTCACGTTTATGCTATCATAATCGTTGATATCGTATGTAAAGAATCCTGTAACAGCAGGGTTGTTAGCATTGATCCCCATGTGTACCATGATTCCGTCCCATCCAGCGTCACAAACTTCCACGTTTCCTGCCCCTCTCCCGTCACATCCACCGTGCCACCGTAGATGGTGTGGGGCAGAGTGAGGGTGGCGGTTTGGCCGGTGTATGGTGTGTAGGTGGTGGGGGCCTGAGAGTCTGACACGACAACAGCGACAGTCATGTCAATAACATCGCCTTTTACAAACTGTGCCTGCATAGCAATAACGGTTTCGTCTTTTGTCCGTAGTCCGTAAAGCGTGTAGCTTTGCTTTGTTCCAGCTATCGTAAATCCGGTGATTTTCAGTCCCTTTCCCGCAAGAAGTTTTTGCTGAGTGTCAAGGATGACAAAACTCCCGCTGTCTTCTTGGTAAGTCCCGCTCAAATGAACCTTGTTATCCCCAATGTAAGTTATCGTTAAGCCATACGGTTTATAAGTGTTATAGGCGTTTTCTTCTGGATTTAGTAGATTCTCCCCGCGCCTTGTCACCGTCACACTGTCCCTGCCCTTAATCGGGCGAACATTGTCATGTGATGGGTCACCGCTGCCGTCTTGCACGGGTTCCCACGTCGCTTTCACGCCCAGCGGATATCCAGCCACAGGATAGCACACCACCGGGTTGCCGCTTTCTTCCAGCGGCGGGCAGAGCATATCAATGATGTGCTTGCTGCTCCACGGGGCAGAGTCGGTCACGGCGGTATCATCGATTTGTGTGCCATCTTTGCCGTCTGCACCTGCCGGGCCGGGGTTACCTTTAGGGCCTTGCGGGCCGGTGTCACCTTTTTCACCCTGCGGCCCCTGTGCACCCTGCGGGCCGCGCTCGCCATGAATGCCCTGCGGCCCCTGCTCACCACGAGGGCCTGTCTCGCCCTGTGGGCCAGTGGCACCCGTAGCGCCTGTGGGGCCTTGAGGGCCTTGTTCACCCTGCGGGCCGACCGGGCCGATGGGGCCTTGAGGGCCTTGCTCGCCTTTGAAGTCCCCAGCGGCAATGCCGTCCTTCAGCTCTTGCAGACTGTCAGCGGCTTCCTGAGCGCTCTGGTCTGCATTGCCCGCACTGGCGGCGGCTTCACGGGCGGCGGTCTGTGCATCGGTCTTGGCTTGCTCTGCGGCGGTGGCATCGGTGTGCACGGCATCCACCAGCTGCTGCCATGCAGGTGTACCCGGTTCCGGCGTGGTGCCGTCCTCTGTGCCGCTGTTGGCGCTGACACGATACCGCAGGTCTGCGCTGGTGACGGTCTTTGTGCCGTCGCTGCCTTCAAAGGTGATGCAGCCGCTCCCGGGCTGTGCAGTCACGCTGGCGGGCACGTCCACATAGCCGTCCACCACCAGTGAGGATGCCGGGTCTTTGCCGTCCGGGACGTGCCAGAAGCAGCGGATAGCCAGGCTCTCCCACTCGCCGGTTGCATCGACGTGCAGGCGGTACACGCCCCGGTTTTTGGTGTAGCCGAAGCGCGCCAGGTGCTCATATCCCGGCACCTGCACGCTGCCGTTGGATGCGAGAGATACGCTCTGCTCAATCATAGGCTTTACTCCTTTTCATCCGGTGTGATCCCCAGCTCCAGCAGCGTCAGCCTATACTCCTGATCCACCATCAGGCTGTCGGTGTCGGTCTGGGCGCTCTCCATCGTAGTGAAGGATTTCCGCAGGGCCTCGTTTTCTGCCTTGAGCTGCTCCACTGTTTCCGGCATCTGCGCCATCTTGGTCTCGTGCTCCTGCTGCCGAGCCTGTTCATCCAGCTCATCCTGCGTGTACTTGATATACCGCTGGATCGGCACAGTTTCATCCCAGGCGGGCTTCGGTTCAACACCGGGAACATCGATAACCTCTTCTACGATGGTGCTGCCATTGGCAAGATGTTCGATAGGGACGTAATGGCTGACCTGCTGAACTCCAGCAATCACGTCATGGTGTACGATTTCCACATCATCCACCAGCCGTCCCAGTGTCAGGTCGGGTTCAACCGTCAGCTCGAGGCCGTTTTCATCAATAATCTTCATATTCATCCTACTCTCTGCCAGATATTTACTGCGTAATACGGGTTCATAATATCAAAGGCCTGCCCGCCTCCGGCGCTGCCGATGGTGGCTGTGTGGGTGTGAGCGCCAGCGGAAGAGGTCGAGAGGGTCGCAACATTCAGTCGTTTATTGCGGTATACCGTAGGCCCAGGGCCGAAAACCCAGTTCCTTTGAATAGAGCCCGATACCGTATGGGTGTGTGCGCCATCCGTAGAAGTGCTCCCGGAGTGGGTGTGAGCTGCGAGATTACCTGCCGTAAGCGAAATCTGGGCTTGCCCACCGGTTTCACCAGCTTTGAAGGTGTTTCCGGCAGCTATGATGATGCAGTTCTTCAGCTGCGTCCACACGGTATCCGGATAGATCGCGGCGGGGCTTGTCCCGGAATGCATTTCCAGAACAGCGTCAACCGGAGGGATCCACTGGGTATCTTCCTGCTTTATAACTGATCCAATCACACTTTGCACCTCCTAGCTGATTCTTTCCCAAGCATAGCGGACAATGTACGGGTTAAGAACACTGAACGCTTGCCCACTTCCAGCACTGCCGACCTCTACCGTGTGGCTATGGTTGCCGCCGCTGGATGTGGTTATCGTTGAATTGTCAATTGCAAAATTGTCACTTCGTGACATCGGGCCGCACTCCCCATATGCAGAGGCAATCTCCGCGATGTATCGGCTGTGCGTATGCGATGATCCCGAGGAAATACTGCAGGCGTGTGCATGGCTCGGAAGATTACTTACGGCCAGCTGCTCTGAAGCACTGCCACCAGTCGTTCCGTTTTCGTAGCTTATGCCAGCGGCAAGAATGGCCCTGTCTTTGATCTGCGCCCACGTTGTTCCTTCGTAGATAGAAGCAGGGCTAACGGCGCTTGCACTTTTCCATATGTACCCAACATGAGGAACAAACATGGATGCCTTAAGCCCTTTTACAAATCCAATCATATAAGCTCCTCCTATGACACTCTGTACCAGATATACTTCGCAACGTACGGGTTCATAATGCTGAAAGCCTGCCCGCCTCCGGCGCTGCCGATGGTGGCTGTGTGGCCGTGCGCACCGTTGGAGGATGTCGTGTTTGTTGGGTACACAGGGCGATAATCACCGTTGTTGCCTGTGTAATCATAGTCGGACATCATACTAACGCTTCCGGTATCATAGTAACTAGTTACGGTGTGATCGTGCTCACCGGAGCTTAGAACCGTAGCGCTATGGCTGTGCGCTGGCATCTCGGCCACGGTCAGGGTGTGGGTGGCCGAACCGCCTGTACTGCCCAGTGAGTAGCTTTCTCCTGCACCGATAAGAAACCGGTCGGTAATCCGCGCCCAGCTGGTGCCGTCATATATCTCTGCCGGGCTGGTAGGGCTTCCTGTGGTGATGACCATGCCCACGGGCGGCACCCATGTTTTGCTTGGTGTACTTACAGCTCCAAGCGCCATGCCTCATCCCTCCTTACACCGGGCTCTTGTTGGTCAGCAGAAGCCGCAGGCTGATATCTGCTGTGGGAACCTTTTCGGCATAGAACCGGCAGAAGCCTGCATCGGTACTGCAAATCGAGCCTAGGCCAGCTTTCTGGGCCACGACCACGCTCTCGAGGCTGACCGTTGCACTGGGTTCCAGCGCTGCGGTGCAGCCGCTGACGGTCGCGTCGCACTGGTAGGCCCAGCCCGCGTTCTTGGCTGCTGTGTCAGAAGTTGCCTTCCAGCCGGAAGTGGCAAGGGTGATATCGTAAGCCTTGATGATGCTTGCAAAAGCCTTTCCGACCGCTGCCGCGTCCGCAGGAGCGTTTTCTGTGTTCAGGGTCTTGTCCGTACCTGCCCGCGTTCCCGCCAGCGCTGCGGCAGCCTCTGCGGCCTTCTGTGCCTTTTCGGCTGCCTGACGGCTGGCGGATGCCGCCCCCGCACTGGTGGATGCCTCTCCAGCCTTGGTGGTGGCGGTGGAAGCGCTCCCCGCAGCGGCATTCATATTGGCGGTGACCGTTTTCACCGCGTTCTGCGTATCCGTCAGGATCCGCTTGGCGGCGGTCTCACTGGTCTTGGCGTTCTTTTCGCTGGCGGCGGACTTGGTCTCGCTGCTCTTGGCTGCCTCCGCGCTGTCCTTGGCGGCAGCGGCACTGCTGGTAGCTTTCTCCTCCAGTGCGTTGATACGCTCCCTGGCAGCGGCCAGCAGCTCGTCGGTGGGGATGCCGGTCACGCCGTCCCGCACGATGCCGCAGAGCGCCTCGTCCAGCCGGGTGTCGGTGATCTGGCCCGTGGTGATGCTTGCAGCCGCTGCCGGGCGGGTGATCTCGGCAAGGCAGAGGTCGTAGATCAGCTCGGTGCGGGAGATGGCGGGGGCCGTGGGTGTGCTGGATGCCGTGCCCTGCAGCACCTGCAGGCTGGCGGCTCTGGCACCGGCATCATAGCGCATGACGATGCGGTCGATGCGGGGGAGGGACGGGTCGGCCAGCGGCATGGTCAGGGTGTCGCTCTCCCGCTTGGTGATGGAGTAGCCGGTGAAGCGGCTGGGGTGCACCCAGCCACGGCCCGCCCCCACGGTGACCTTCAGCCCGCCTGCGGCTGTCACCGGGAAGTCCTCATCTCCGCTGAACACGCCGCTGGTGAGGCCCGCAAGGTAGGCCGCCACATCTGCGGCATCGAAGTCGTAGTCGTTGGCGGGATATAAAACGATTTTGCTCAAAAGATCATCTCCTTACAACTTGCGCCAGACCGGCGTACCCAGCCGCACGGTGCGGGTGGTGCTGTCGCTCTGGCTTTGGGTGATGACATCAGCCACCCGGACGGTGGCCTTGTAGCCCAGCTCCGGGATGGTGCAGTGGGCCACGTCACCGGGGGAGAGCCCCTCGGCATCGATGGTCAGCTCGATGCTTCCGGTGCGGAGCTGTTCCAGCAGCTTGTTGGTGCCCCGGGCCATGAGCCGCTCGAGGTAGGCCTGGCTTTTGGTGGTCTCGCCCTTTTCCTCGTCCGGCTGTACGTCCCGGGCATCGACGTAAAGCTCCCGTCGGTCGGCCCCGGTGGCATCCGTCAGGCCCACGGTGACGGTGGCGCGGGCCTCGCCCTCGCCAGCACCCTGCACCACGGCCACGTTGGCATAGTCGCCGTCCCCAAAGGCCCACGCGGCCTGCTGCAGGTTGCCCCACTTGGTGGAAAAACGGTTGTTTGGATCAGCGGTGGGCCGGTAGACCTCGAACAGCAGCTTTTTGTCTGCGTTCTTGCCTGCCAGCCGCACCCGGAAGCCCAGATCACAAGCCGCGCCGATGGTCATCAGGTAGTCCATGATGCTGCCGCCGGAGGTCTGGGCAGTGTAGGTGGTGTCGAAGCCCACAGCAGCACCCAGCTCCAGCTTGGGCCAGGGCTGCATTGCGCTGACCAGCCTGCGCATGGCGGCTTCGGCGTTCTCGTTCTTCACGATGCTGGTACAGGCCCGCTTGGTGAAGATCCACGTCCCCGGGAAGCCGGTGACCACCAGATTGCTGTCCTGATTCTCGTTGCTCCGGTGGCAGATGCGCATGGGCACATCGCTGTCGCTGCGGCGCAGCCAGCGGCCCTCCCGGAGCAGGGACAGGTTCTCCTCGGTGGGGCGCACCTCCAGCGTGACCTCGCCCTCGGTGTTGTAGGGCTCGTCCCAGTAAAGGCTCACCCACACCTCAATACGGCCCAGCCGGGCAAGGGTCAGCTCGTCCAATACGTCCAGCGTCACGAGATCACCTCCGGCAGAATACCGCTCACCATGGGATAGAAGCGCACTGTCACCTGCAGGCTGGTCTCGCCGCTGTCGGCGGTGGCCTTGAGTAAGTTGTCTCCCGGGGCCAGCTCCAGCAGGTCAGAATCTTCATCCAGCAAAGAAAGGATGTTCTCCTCCGCACCGTCCTCTGTCCGCTTGACTGCCAGCTTGTCGGTGGTGGTGCGGTAGATCTCGATGACCTGCCCCGGGGTCAGGGTGGTCAGGATGCGGATGCTCTGGCCGGTGACGATGTTCAGCACGCACGGATTGACCACCGCACCGTCGCTCTTAAGGGTGGCCGTGAAGGGCACGCTCAGCGCCCCTGGGTTATAGGCATTCAGCCAGCCGATGGAGGTGCGCACGCCGAACCGGTGGGGCTTGGAGTAATTCACCGGCAGCCTGAAGCTGGGCGCAAAGCCGTTGATGCAGAAGCTCTGGGCGGTCAGGTCGTACCAGAAGGGTTTCGGGCAGAAGAGCATGACATCCAGCACCGGGTAGGGGTGGATGCTCTTTGTGTAGGGGGTCTTGGAAAGCACAAAACGGCAGAAGTATTTATCCTCGAAGTACATTGTGCCACTGGTGAAATAGGGCAGCTTTTCCAGCAGTAATTCCGCATCCGCATCGCCGTGGGAGCTGTGGCAGTGGATGATGAGCTCACGGCTCACCCCGGCCACGCTCCGGCGCTCCACCGTTTCACCGATCTGGTTCACTCCCTGCGCCTTTTGCAGATTTACATCCACGCCGTTGATGGGGTCGAGGGAGTAGGGCGTGCCGTAGTCCCACCCGATGTCGAGAGTGGCCCCGGCATCCGTGATCAGCTGCAAATGGTCTTTGCGAAATGGCATTGTGGAGCCCTCCTTTCATCGTTTCTGGGCCTTGGCCCGGTCGGCTTCCCAGCGTGCTTCCCGCTGAAGGTCTGCCGCCGTCTGGGCCTTGCTGTAAATGTTCTGGGTGATGTTGGTGTCGCCCTCCCGGTGGTAGTTGTTGGCGGCTGCGGCCACCTGTGCCGTGCCGGAAGCGGCCACAGACCGGCTGATGGCCATGTTGTCCGACAGCACCAGAGAATTGGCCTGCCGCACCATCTCGGCCAGCTTTGCGTTTGCGGCCAGCAGGGCCTCGGTGTTGGCCTCCACAGCGTCGGTCAGGTCTTTGTCCGGGGTGGGGGCCGTCGGTGTGGTGGAGCTGCTGGCCTTGATGTCATCCAGACTGCGCTCCACCTTTGTCTGGATGCCGTCCACATAGGTGGTCACGGTCTTGTAGGAGCGCTCCACGCCGTCCACCAGCTTTGTGCCCGCCTCGGTGACGGTCTTGGTCACCCGCTGGGTGATCTTGCCGGTCTCATCCTGCAGCTTCTCGGTGAGCACTTTGGTGGTCACGGTGCTGCCGTCTGCAGTGGTGGTCTTGCTGGTGTCGGTCATGCTCTCAATGACCTTTTGGGAGGTGCCGGAGCTGCTGGGGCTGTTGATGACTTCCTGCTGCTTTTTCCGTGCCTCCTGCCGGGCCTTGCGGTCAGCGGCAATCTTGTTGGCGTAGTCCCAGGCCGGATTGCTGATGTAGTCTATGGTGCCGCCATAGAGCCACGCGACACTGTTATAGGACGCGATCAGGCCGTTGATGAGGATGATAAAGCCCTCGATGCCCGCCGCCACAATGCGCATCAGGCCCTCGAAGATGTAACTCATAAAGTCCTCAACGCCCGCCCAGATGCTCTGGAAGCCGTTGGCGACCTCTTTGTTTTTGCCGCTGAAGTTCAGCAGCGCACCCACCAGCATCCCGATGAGGGAGATGACGAAGAGGATGGGGTTTGCGTCCATGGCGGTGTTCAGGGCAATCTGGCTTGTGGTTGCGCTGGCTGCGGCGGGCACGAACTTTGCCACCAGCCCCATGGCCAGTTGGCTCAGGTTCCCGAACACGCCGGAAAGGGCGCTCCCCAGTTGATTCAGAGCCCCCATGGCTACGGCCTGAATCTGGCCCTGCTGCTCCTTTGTGCAGGCCTGCCAGAAGTAGGAAGCCGCCCACAGACCCAGGCTCTCGAGGTCGCCATCCTTGAGGGCCGTTGCCAGCGTCTCGATGGCCCCCAGCGCATCCGTCTGGATGTCAGACTGAATCTGCGCCCAGCCCTCGGTGAGCTTGGTGCGGAACTGCTCTGTGATGGTGGCCCCTACGGTGGAAAAATCTGGGCCGTAGTTGTTGAGGGTCTGGGCGATGTTCTGGATGGCTTCCTGTGCGGCAGGTGCACCGGTGTTGATGCCATTGACAAGGCCCTGCGTGACATTCTCGCCGATCTCAGTGAACACCTTCGAGGGCGAGTGGATGCCCAGCACGTTCTTGACGGTGCTCACCATGCCGCTGACTTTGCCCTTGACTGTGGACACCAGCGTGTCCCACATCCCGGTGATGCCGTTCAGCAGGCCGGTGACGATGTTCTCGCCGATGTGGCCCCACTCATCCATACTGCCGTCCCACACGCCGGTCAACTTTGCGATGCAGGCAAGGGCGGCTTCGCCCAGGTTCTCGATGCTGCGGATGATACCGTCCACAATGGCGGTGCAGAGGGCCAGTCCAATCTTGAGACCTTCCGGTGCACGTGCCAGTGCTGCGGCGAGGAATTTTGCCAGAAGCTCTGCGGCGGCGGTGATGATCGCGGGGAGATTGTCGGTGATGCCGATGATGAGCTGCTCTACAATCTGGATGCCCGCGTCCATCAGGTCTCCTGCATGGTCTGACAGATAGTGGGTGAACTGAACGATGAGCTTTGTGGCGGAGGTGGTTAAGCTCGGTAGGTTATTGGCTATTCCCTGAACCAGAGCAGCCATCACACCGGCAGCGGCATCAAGCATTGCAGGTGTAGCTGCTACGATATCCTCTGCAAGCTGAACGATGATCTCTGTGCCGGAGGTTACCAGCCCCGGCAGCTGCGCGGTCACGCTGGCGGCCAGATCGGAGATGATCTGACCCGCTGCCTGGAGCATCGCCTCGGGGCCACCCTCAGACAGGGCCTTTGTCAGGGTAGAGAAGCATTCGGAGCCCCACTTGGCCGCCTCGTTCAGGCTGGGCTCCAGATAGTCGTAAATACCCAGCTGCAGGCCCTCCAGGGCGCTCTGCATGATGGTGACGGAGCCCTGCAGGTTGTCCAGCTGTGTCTCTGCCATCTGGGCCATAGCGCCGGAGTCACCGGCTGCCTCGCCCGCTGCGTCGATCTGCTGGGCCAGTGACTCCCACTGCTCACCCTGCGCCGCCAACAAGCCGTTGACGGCTGCGAGGTCGGTCTTGTTGAACAGCGCGTTGATGACGCTGTCCTTCTGCCCCTGCGTCAGCCCTGCCAGAGAGCTGTTCAGGTCGGTCAGGATGTCGTTCAGGCCGCGCATATTGCCCTGCGCATCGTACACCTGCAGGCCCAGCTGCTCCATGAGCTTTGTGGCATCGTCGGTGGGGGATTGAAGGGACAGGATGATGTTGCGCAGGTGTGTGCCGCCCTCTGCGCCCTTGATGCCGACGTTTGCCAGCAGGCCCAGGGCGGTGGTGAGCTCGGTGGTGCCACCCTTCAGGTTCGCGGCGGTGCCGCCCACCGTCAGGATGGCTTCGCCCAGCTGACTGACGTTTGCATTCGCCTTGCTGGCTGCCTTGGCCAGTTTGTTGCCGAACTCGTCCACATTCGCCTTGCTGGCCTCGAGGTTCAGCGAGGCCATAGCATCGGTGACCAGATCGGACGCATAGGCCAGATCCATGCCGCCCGCTGCGGCCAGGTTCAGGACGCTGGGCAGCACCTCGGCGGCCTTGTTTGCATCGTAGCCAGCAAGCGCCAGATAGTTTAGAGCATCCGCTGCCTGTGTAGCAGTGAACGCTGTGGTGCTGCCCATCTCCTTGGCCTTGTCCGTCAGGCTTTGGATCTGATCCACACCCACGCCCATGGTGGCGGCCACCTGGGACATCGAGGACTGGAAGCTCATGCCGACACCGACAGAAGTTTTTGCCAGCTCTGTCAGTTTTCCGGTGGCAGCTTGCGTCAGCCCGGAGATCAAATTGCCCGCGGCCACCGACATTGCGCTCAGGCCCTTATTGAAGCCGCTTGCGTCCAGCCGGGTATCGCCGGTAATACTGTAATCCGCCACTGTGTCCACCTCTCATTCGGAGCGCGGGCACAGGGGCACAGGCTGCTATAACTTGATTTCTACCTCCCGCTTACATGCGGGGTTTTTGCATTTTACCCACAAACCGTGGGCGCAGGCCTCGGGAGCCGCCCACACGGGCAGCGCTCTGCCGCAGAAGGGGCAGGGCACCGGGGCGCGGGAATCAACCGAAGCGGTTGAGGAAAGCGTCCTCGTGCTCTTGCAGGGTCTCGTTCCGCTTCACCCCCTTCAGCCCATCCGGCAGGGCGAAGCGCTCTTTCAGGGTCTCGTAGTAGTCCCGGTCGGCCCTGTCCATGCCGGAGGTGTCCTTCCCCCGGATCTCCACGATCTTGCCCAGCGGCGTTTCCGGCGGCAGGGCGTGCAGCAGTGCTTTGAAGCGCCACCAGTGTACCTTGTCGGCGGTCAGGTCGATGCCGTAGGCCTGCTGAAAGGCCCCCACGATGTAGTCGGCATCGCACCGGTAGTCCAGCACAGGCTCGTCCTGTGGGTCGCTGCTGCTGCCAGTCCCGGTGCGCTCCTCGTCCTCGGGGCCGCCGCCCTGGCAGAAGCGCACCAGAGATTCAAAGGCTTCCTGGTACTGCACTCCGGGCACCGGCTCTGCAAAGAACCGCTGAACGGCTTCACAAATCATCCGGGCGCTGTCCTCGTCAGTCTTGGCACGGCGGGTGCGGATCAGCAGCCAGATCATGGGCCGGAAGTCAGGGTCGATGGCGCGGCCCTCCCACTCGGTGGGCAGGGTGTCCGTCAGCAGGTCATGCATTGTCCAGTGCCTCAAGCTCTGCCTTCAGCTGGGCACGGCGGGCGGCCTTTGCCGCTTCCTGTGCCCGAAAATCCACCACGGCGGGATGTGCCTTGACTGCGGCCCGGCGCTGCTCACGGTTCATGGGGGCAGGGATGGCCTGTGCTGCCGAAACCTGTGCCCGCTCCTCGGCGGGGTGGATCAGCGCGCTGACACTGGCCTTTTCTGCGGCCATGGCCTCGGCAAAGGCCTTGCTGACCGTCAGGCAGGCGTTGAAGTTGCTGCCGTCCAGCCCAAGCTTCTCAGAAGCACCCTCGCCCAGAACATCATCCAGGTAGTCCATAAAGATGCGGCACTGGAAGCGCAGCCAGGCAGGGTAATCATTCTCGGGGGTGTAGCGGCTACCCTCCGTCCGAGCACGTTCCTGCTGCCGGGTCTGTGCGGCCAGCATCCGATCCACGTCATTGGCGTTCAGGGTGGAAAAATCAAATTCAATGTCGTTGATGATCATGGGGAATCCTCCTGTTACAAAAGGGCCCCCGTTCACCGGGAACGAGGGCTGTGTGGTGTTGTTATCAGACCTTGGCGGCCTTGGTGGGCAGCGTGTCGGCCTGAGTCAGGGTCAGGTAGTTGAACTCAGCCGGAACGCCAACACCCTTCACGTCGCAGGCAAAACCTGCGGAGTTGCTGGCGGAGCCGCTTGCATCGGCAGTGACAATAAAGGCAGCTGTGCCCTTCTCGCCCTTGCCGGTCTTTGCGCTGAAGTAGATATAGGGGAACACCACATCAGTGCCGGAGCCGAACTTGACCTTGTGGGAGAGCAGGAAATCCTGCGCGGGGTCGCCCACGCAGCGGTTGCCGTTCAGGGAGAAGGTGCGCTGGGTCTCGCCCTTCTCGGTGACAGTGCCTGCGCGGATATAGGCCACGTCCTCGGTGGAGGCATTCAGGGCACCGGAGTGCTCCTTAACACGCTCTGCAAACACGACCCAGTCGCTCTCCTTGGTCTGGGCGACGGCATCAGTCTGGATCGCAAAGATGAAATCATCGGCCTTTTCGGTGCCGGTGTAGTCCGCGCTGGGCACGATGCCCTTCTTGGTCTTGAGCGCGGCCAGGGTTTCGGAAACAGTCATAGGGTTATCTCCCTTCCTGATAGTATTGAAGTTGAAGCTGGATTTGGAATCGGCAGGTGTTGGCATCCTGATTCAGGATGTACCCCGGGGAAAGGCACACCACAGCCTCTGCCTTTTTGTCACCTGCCAGCTTGGGCAGGTTCTGCGCGGAGGTCTGCGTCTCCACCCAGTCGGCAAAGTCGTCCCAGAAGGAGCTGTTCGCGGCCTGCTCCACCACGTTCTGGGTGTAGCTCATCCGAGAAGCCAAGACGTAGTTCTTGGCCCTCAAGCTGCCCCTGATGTACTGCTCCAGAATCGGCGCGGTCGGGGTGCTCTCCAGGGAGAACTGACAGGGCTCTGCGCCCAGATAGTCGATGGAGAACGCCACATCGCCGTCGTTCAGAGAGGCGGCAAGCGGGCAGGAGGCCAGCCATTCCAGCACGGCCTGAATGTCGGGGGTCTTGGTTTCGTTCATTTCAGCTCCTTCTGCGCTCTGGCCTTGACAAAGGAGATGAACTCCTGCCCGTGGTCATTGACGCAGCGTTCGCCCCAGTGGGGGCCTCGTCCGTCCTCCCGCACGCCCCGGCCACAGGGCAGCCGGTAGTACTGAGCAGCGGCGTAGGGCGTGGCCTGCACGATCTGCCCACTGCCGAGAACTGTGTGATCGTTCGTGCTGCCTGCCAGAGCGCCGGTGCGCAGGGGAATGTACGGTTTTACCAGCCGGACAAACTCACCATCGGCCTCTTTCTGGAGGCGTTCAAAGGCTTCTGTGTACTGCCCGGCGAGGTCTGCTTTCCAGCAGATGCCGAGGTTCAGGTTGCCCTTCTGCCCCAGCTTGACATCTGCGGGCTGGTTGATCTTCAGCAGAGGGTTGGCCATCAGCTCACCTCCACATACCAGTGAGGGCAGCGTCCGCTGCGGTTGTCCTGGACGCACGTTACCGTCCCGGTGCGCCCACTTGGCAGAAGCACCTTGTCCTCCAGCGTTACTGTCCACTGACGGCCCCGGAGCGCGGCCTCTGCGGCCTTGAATGCCTCGGGGGCGAGGAACGTGCTGCCCGCCGGGTTAGGACTCTCAGTAGCCCCGGAGGGGGCTGCTGTGGTGTGACCGGGGAAGATGCAGAACGAAGTCTGCTCCTGCCGGGCAAAGCCGGGGGTCTCTACGTGAGCGCTGCTGACTTCACGACAGCTGACACCGGACAGTACTGTGGTGTAGCTCTCGCTCGCAGTGCCCTTGCGAATGATGTGAGTGATGGTGACAGTCTGGTCTGCGCCGAGAGGTTTTCGCATCGGTCGGCCTCCCTTCAGCGTCTGCGGGGCGGGTGGTACACGCCGCCCTGGTACAGCATCCAGCGAGTGACCGGGGCGCTCAGGGTCTGCTCCACGATCTGCTGCTGCCGTGCGCCAAGGTAGGATTGCATATCCATCCCGGATGCATAGCTCTCAGTGTACCCGTGGTTGCTGACGCTGGTCACGCCGTCCCAGCTGGCGCTGACCTCTTCCGAGAGGGCCACCAGCCGGGCCTGGCACAGGGCCAGAAGTTCTGTCTGCTCCGGCTCAGCTGCGATACTGGCGCACCAACGTGTAGCGTTCTCGATGAAGAACGCCGCGTCGATGGCCATTGGCGTGAACTGCGGTTCAGTCAGACTGCTGTCTGGGTACTTCTCCTTGAACTCGGAGTAGGTCAGCCAGCTGTCCATAGGTTACGCCTCGGCGAAGTTCGCCTTGGGGATGGTGATCTTACCCATGCGGACGTTCTTGTGGTCAAACTTCAGCTTCCAGTTGGCGGAAGTAGTGAGCTCCGTGTCGGTGGGGGTCTCCTTGGCGATGTTATCCGCGTCGAAGCTCAGACCGTTGGGGTGCAAAATGAAAGAGCGGTTGTTGTACAGGATGTCCGTACCGCCTGCCTTGGCTGCATCGTACTCGGTGGTATCCGGGGAGATGACCTTGGGGTTTGCGGTCAGAACGGAACCCTGACCCAGCAGGAAGGTATTGTAGTTGGTGCCGTCGTCGGTGCCGCGGTCGTTCTCGATGACGACCAGGCCGTTGATGGTGGGCAGGCTGACTTCCTTCTGGAGCACGTTGGTGATGGTGTACTTGTTGTAGTTCAGCAGGCCCAGCTTCTTATACTCGGCCATGATCTTGGAGTGCGCCACCAGCAGGCCGAACTTGCCGGAGAAATCGCCCAGGGCACTCTGCTGCACGTCGATCAGCTGGTTTGCGGTCACGCCGCCGGTCTTGACGGTCAGAGAGTGGTTCTCCAGGCCGGTAACGCCCAGGGCGGCGTTGACCAGCTTGACCAGCAGGCCCTGCTTGTACATGCGCCAGTAGCGGCCAGTGTTGCGGGCCACGGCGGCCATGGGATCAGCCGCAGTCAGCTCACGGGTCAGTTCAGCAGCTTTCCAGGCCTTCATGCGGTCGATACGAATCCAGCTCTGCTTGCCGCCGGAGATCTCGGTGGGCACGTTGTCGTTCACGCCGTCGCGCACCAGAGGAGCGTCCTGGTCGGGGTCGAGGGGGTTATAAAAGCGGATGGTACCCTGCACGCCGCCGTTGTCCAGGGCGGAGGCCATGCTCTGGTCGTTGGCCAGAATGCCGGATGCAAGGATGGAATCGGAGAAGGTGGCCTCCTGATCTACGAAGCCCTGATAGACCTCGGGGTCAAACGGGAAGCCGCCAAAAGTGCCGGTGATAGGCATATCTCATTACCTCGTTAGTGTCGTGCAGCCCTCACCAGTGTGGAGAGCTGCTGGAAAAGTGCCGGGTTACGGGTGCGCAGGGCCATGCGCTCGGCACCGGTCATCTGGAGAAACTCCTGCAGGGTGGGCTGTGCACTGCCACCCTGGCTGCGGGGCTTCGGGACGATGATCGGGTTGCCCTGGGGCTCGTTGCCCGGCTGCGGTTCGGAGCCGCCATCCTGCGGGGCGGGGGAGCCCTGCTGGAAGAGGTACGGCTTGCGGGATTTGAGATCAGCGAATGCCTGCTTGACATCCTCCGCCTGATTCTTGCTCTCACGCAGTGTAGCTCTGTCCGGCAGCAGCTGGATCACGTCCGCCTCATCCAGAGCGCCTGCCTCCCGGGCAGCGCTGCGCAGCACGTTGTTGAAAGCGTACTCGGCAGCCTGGGTGTTCAGCTGGTTCGTCAGGTTGGTGATCTGACTGCGCAGGTCGTTGACATCCACGCCCTCAAAGGCGGCCAGTCCCTGCTGAGCGGTGGCCAGCTGCGCCTGCAGGCCCTGTACAGTGGCCTGGTAGGTGGCTGCGTCCTGCCCGTGCAGGCGCATGATCTCGTTGATCTGCTCCTCGGTCAGACCCTCGATGGCTCTCAAATCCTCACGTTTCATGGTTTTACCTCCCGGAGGGCGTACAGCAGATGTTTCGCGCTGCCGGTCGCGGTGCCCTCTGCGCCGCTTGTACACCGGGCGCGTGGTGTAATCTGGTGTTATCGTATCACAAACCGGGGGCCTAAAACGTTACGACTTGAGCGCTGCATACCTGAAACAAAGCATACAGAAATCCCTATAAACCCTACGCGGGCGGGCATCAAGCGTGCCCTCGCGTGTATGTATTCTTATTTTCTTCTAAAAAGGGTCTTTATATAGGGTTTGAGTAGACAACGTATGTTTTGGCCTGAAAACCCGCATGAACACTCACTTTTTCGGGACTACAAAGTTTGTATTGCACTGAATGTTGCAATCAACTAGAATTTTGTTGCAACCGTATGCAAGTAGAATGCCCCGCGCCGGGAGGATTGTCCTCTTCAGCGCGGGGCATTTTGTGGTGTAGCGGTCACTCCTCGTCCGGTGCGAGGATAAGCTGGGAGCCGTCCGGGAGGATGAACGCCAGCTTTGCGCCGCAGAGGGCGGCGGCCTTGGCGAGGTCTCTTGCCGACCAGCTGTCCCGTCTCAGCTTGTTGTTCATGGCCTGCGGGGTGGTCATCCCGAAAGCGGCGGCGAAGGTGTTTTGATCGGTCTCGGTCAGCTCCAGAAGGGCCTTTACTCGGCTTGATGTGGTCATCTTGGGTCACTCCTTTCTGCCACAAGGATATGACTTGCCGGGGCAAAAGTCAACAACAAAAAGAAATTAAAAAATAAATCAAAAACAACTTGACTTTGTGCTTACGCAGAGGTAATATACAGCCACCGGAAGGGCTCCGGGGTAAAAAATAACGGAGGAGAACGAAAAAATGAGATGTGATGATTGGGCATCCGCAGCGGCGCTGTATGACGGCGGCTGGCGGGCAGAAGACCGGGACGAGCTTGTAGCGGAGTACGACCTCTCCGAAGAAGAGGTAGACGCAATCTGCGAGGATCTCCGCAGGATGGATGAGAAGGAGGGCTGAGCCATGAAGAAAGATGAACTGCGCCGCCACCTGGGCACCGTAACCCTCGGGCTAGATTCTCAGTGGAGCGTCATGCACCGGCAGGACTTGGACGACAGCACTCGGGTGGCTGCCGCTGGGCAGTATCAGGGGATGCTCTTCACCATCACTGCTCTGGGCGGTGACTGGCTGCGGGATGACAACAACAAGCATCGGGTGTTCCTGATGGGCGAATCCAGCCGGGACACCGACGAGTACACGAACGAGGAGGACTGAACCATGAAAGAGCGTGCATTGATCTACGAGGAGTTCATCGCACTGGCCAAGGCAAACTATACCAAGGGCGGCGATGGCTACGTCGAGTGCTGGGATGACCGCACCTTCACCTACTTCGTGAAGGAGTTCGGGCCCATCACCAAGACCCGGGCGCTGCAGATGTTCGCTGCGGCGTTCGACGAAGAGAAGGAAGAACGGGCAATCGCCCAGGCAGCTGCGAAAGGAGAATGGTAATCGTGTTCAATATCAACGATATAGCAAGCCTGCGGGCAGCCTACAGTTTCGTTCGTACCCTAAGAGAAGTCACCGTTCCGGTGGAGAACGTGGTTCGCCGGGACAAGCACATCGCAGATGTCAAGCGCGAAATTCGGGAGTTCACCCACCGGGCGGCATCGCGCAGCCGCATCGTGAGGGACGATGGCATCGACGGCTACGTGGAGCTGGTTCAGTTGCCGGAAGCCCTGGATGAGGTGCATAAAGTGGTTGCTGCTGACTGGTTCCGCGCGAACCGCTACCTGGAGTTTCTTCCGACACCCTACGACTGCTCCGGCCAGAAGTTTACAAACTGGTTCAAGCTGTTTCGTCGTCAGGGTCACTGGTTTGCGTATCACTCTGTGAGCATTGACGTTTAAAGGAGGACTAACCATGAAGAAGCTGAACATCACTTATGACACCGCGGAGATCGAGAACGGCGAGAAGATCGTCGGGGAGACCTGCTACACCGTCAAGATGCAGGACGCGCTGGCCGACCGTGTGTTGAATCGCAGCAAACCGTCCAAAGCGACGGTGACTCTTATCGAGAAACTGCTGACCCTGCGGGAGCGCCTGCTGTGCCGTGCCTACGTTCAGGGCAGCATCAAACACTATGAACTGGTAAAGGAGGGCTGATCTATGAAGAAGGTCAACTGGAAGGTCTACGGTGAGGCGCTGGATGCGCTTCAGGCGCAGTTCTCTGCGGAGGATGGCATCCAGATCCACAACTGCAACTTTGCTCGGCAGGGTACCCCGGTGAAGATGGGTGTCCAGTGGGCCTCCCTCGGAACCAAGAGCCCGGAGGAGGCTGCCGAGTATGCAGACCGGATTCTGAACGCTGCCATGGCGGCAGAGCACTTCGTGTATAACGGCTACGTGGTGGACTATGAGGGAGGTGATCGGTGATGCGTGGATGAGCTGCTGGATCACTTCAAGCGAATTACCCCAAAGAGAAACGCCCTGAAGGTGCATACCTTCAGGGCGTTTTCGCTGTTTATTTATCGGACTTTCTCAATCTCGCCGGTCTCGATGTTCACAAAATATTCGGCCAGCACGGTTCCGCTGCCCAGCATCTTTGCGTCGTGCTCTTCCTTGGCAACGTACTCCTGTACGGTTACGTCCAGGTCACCGCCCATCACCATGATTTTGGTGGTCGTGTTGTAGTTGAAGTTGACGATGAAGTGAATCTCGCTGTCGTCCGTGAAATATTGCTTGTAGTAGTCCAGGGCATACTCGCTCATGTCGATGTTCTCTGCGATCAGCGAAATGCGCCAGTTCCCGGTGGTATCATTCCGGACTTTATCCGCTCTGAAGCTGATACCATCCAGCGGCGAGGATTCTGCGCTGGCGGGTTCTGCCTCTGGTGCGGTGCTCTCGGCCACGGAGCTGGCCGGGGCGCTGGATGCCACGCTGCTTGCAGTGCTGGAAGCGCTGCTGCCACAGGCGGTCAAGCTGACGGCCAGCGCGAGCAGGACGATGCCTGCCCGGATACGGTTCTTGGTTTTCATAGGGTGAGACCTCCTTTATTCTGGCCTGAAGTATAACACGGCCTTTTCAGAAAGTCCAGTACGGCTCATTTTCTCGCCTGGGCTGCTGCGCTGGAGGCCTCGCTGCGGCCAAAGCCGGGCACGCTTTCTCGCAGCTGGTACTGCTTGAGCCCGGTCTGCTGGAGGAAGTCCTTCAGCTTGTCTCGGGAGGCCGCCAGCTTGGCCGCTGCGGCCTTTTCTGCGTCCTTCTGGCCGCTTTCCTTGGCTACGAGAAAAGCCCGCTTGTCGGCCCTGATCTGGCGCTCCTGGGCACGCTGCATCTGGGTTGCTTTGTACCGTCCGATCTCCTTGCTGTTGTAGGTTACAGTAGCTGCATTGATCGCGGCCAGCCTCTCGGGTGTGTAGCTTCGCACACTTGCGCCCTCCCAGTACATGCTCCAGTTGTGAGAGCAGTTGGCCCCCATAAAGCCGCGCACGTCTCCGTAGCCGATGTCGTCCAGTGAGAGGTAGCCGTGCTTGCCGCTCCGGCTGACAATCTGGCCCTGCCACCAGCTGTGGTTTGTCAGGTTCTGTCCGCCGTCACCGGTGCGCGCACCGACGTGGGCATCCAGTTCCATCAGGTCGCACTCCAACTGATCCGCGTTAAAGCGCGTGATCTCACCGGCGGTCTGGTTGATGCCGGTGCGGGTGGCCCGAAGAACAACCACGTCCAGACTGTCCACGTGGCCGCTGGGATAGGTGATGGCCCCCACGCCCTTGGCCGCCAGCTTGTTGAGCGCCCGCCTGGCAGAATCGTCCGAGCTGAACGCTCCGCTGACGGCATCGGCGTGGGCCATGTCGAGGTAATACGCCAGCTGCCGCTGGGTGGTCTCCACCATGTTCTGGTTGCCCATCACGGCCCGGGTCTGGGTCAGATTGTACAGGGTGTTCATGGTGCGCCGGTAGCCACTCTGGACGATCTGCTGGGCCTCTTCGCTCTCGCCAAGAGGGGCCAGAGAGCGGCCCGCTGCGGCTGCATCCTGCACGTCGATGCCGTAGGCTTGTTTCATTGCCTGGGCAAACACAGCGGCCTCCTGGGGCCCCAGCTGCTGCACGATGGCCTGCATCTGCTGGAGGAGGTACGCACGGCTGGCCCCCAGCGCTTGGGCGCGGTAGCTTTGCCACTGTGCGGTTGCCGTAACGCTGCCGGTCTTGACGATCCGGCGCACCATGTCACGCAGGATGCGCTCGCTCAGCTCGTCCCACGGTGCTGCCATGAGCCCGGCATAGCCGTTGACCTCGTCCGGTGTCAGCATGGGCGCACCTCATGCTTGCCGCCTGTCTGGGTCACCGTGAAGCCCAGAAGCTCGGCGGTGTGTACTGCCTCGTGATACTGACCCCACACGGCGGGGTCTCGCAAAATGCGGGCGTTGGCCGCCAGAAAATCCAGCCGGTCAGCCGCCTGCGCCATCCGCTCGGCCTGCAGAGCTTTATTGGTTTTAGCCGTCGCCATTGTCCAGCACTCCCTTCAAGATATCCGCAGCTCCGGCCTCCTGCTGAATGGCCTGCACTGCCTGTGTAGCGGTCTCCTCATCTTCACCAAAGAAGTGCATCCGGTACTCTGCCTTGCTGCGGAGACCCATGCTGACCTCCTGCTGCCACTGGGCCATCTCGGTGAGCCGGTCGAGGATGATGCTGTCATCCCACTTGAAGGCGATGTTCAGCTTGCCCTTGCCCGGCGCTCCGGGGATGTGGTCGGCCCAATAGTCCAGGGCATTGATCAGCCCTCGCAGCGCGTCCTCCAGTGCTGCCTGAAGGTCGGACACCGTGGCGTACAGTTTCTGCTTGCTGCTGACGATCTCGGTGGCGGTCTTTTCTACGTCCGCTACCTGCGAGATCACACCAAAGCTCAGGCCTGCATGGCTTTCCACGTTGCGCAGATACTGGTTCAGACCGGTCAGGTAGCTTCCGTCCCGCAGGGCGGGGGAGAACACCTGATAGAACGGGACGCTGTCGGTGATACCGGTGTTGACGTTAATACCATGGAACAGCCGCTCTCTGTGGTGGGGCACGGTGCGGTCGATGGCTTCCGGCGGCACGCCGTACTCCCTGAGCGCCTGTGCTTTTGAGAGCTGCTGCCCGGCGGCGCTGGGCTTGAGGAACTTCTCGTCGGTGTCCACGGCCAGTTCGCCACCCTCGTACTCCCAGTCCAGCCGGGTGTACTGCTCGTCGGCATCAATGATCTGCCTGCGGGCGGGCTCAAACACGGCGGCCCCCAGCTCACTTTCGGGGTCAACGCTGTTGACAATGGGGGTCACGAAGTAGCCCACGGGCAGTGTCTCCAGCCCGGTCAGATAGGCTACGGGCTCGATCTCGTCCCACTCCGGGCGGATGCTCAGATCTTCCGGGCTGCCGAGGCTGTCCTGGGCCGCACTGCGGAAGGCAAGGTTTACCACCTTGATGCAGGGAAACTGTGTAGGTGCTGCGAGGTCATAGTCCTCCAGCTGCGCCAGCTCGGCATCTCGCAGATCCTGTCGGCGCTCCAGAACGTGCATCCACTCCAAACGATGGTAGTAGTTGTCGTCTTCCTGGATGGTGTCGATGAACACGCCCTCGGTCAAACTGCCCTCGACATCGTGGGCGACCGGGAAGTACTGGGTCGCGTTTGCAAAAGAGATACCCAGCTTGCTGCCGCTCTGGTAGGGTTTCCAGATGCCGCTGCCCAGGGCCAGCGCTACCGTAAAAATGCGCCGTTTGCGGGGCGTGAGCACCCGCTGCAGCTGGGTGTTGATCCAATCCGCACGGTCGCTGCCCTCCACTGTGGCTTCCAGCTCGAGGGTCGTCAGCCGGGCCAGCTCGGAGCAAATCAGCGCGGGCAGGTCGAGGGTCAGGGTCTCCGGGTTCTTGTCCAGCGGCAGGCCGTTGATGGCTGCATCGTACCAATCCTCGATAGCACGCTGCATCCGGTCAGTGACAAGGGTATTGCAGCCGATGATATTCTCAATATCTGCGTGTTTTATCATGCGTTTTGAACACCTCTCTTTTGCCAGACGGGCTCCATGGCGTAGCGTGTCATATCGATGCTGTGGTTCGCTGCGTCAACATACCCCGGCATCACGTCGCCGGTCTTCTTGTCGATGGCATACTCATACTCGGAAAACTCCCGGGCCGTCCACGGACAGCGCTGGGGGTCAATGACGATCTTTGCGCGGCTTTGCAGCCACTTCATGCCGTCAGTGACGGACGTGCCGCCGTGGGCTGCGTACTTCCGGCAGCCCCGCAGCCGGTCAAAGCCCAGATCGCGCAGTGTAGCGATTGAGCGATTGGCCGCGCTGTCGCCGATGATCTCGTCGTGCAGGTGTCGGCGCAGAGCCTCGGCCAGCTGGGCATCGGTCTCCTTCTGTGCCCTGTGCTCCTCGAAGATGTACAGGGTCTGCTGGGCGTGCTGATAAGCCATGCCGCCGAAGTGGTTCGGGTCGGGATACCAGCCGAAGTCCAGGCCGTAGTAGCGGCGGTCGAAGCCTGCGATCTCCTCGCTGGTGATGGGCCGTAGCTCCAGATTCTCAAACACGGCAGTGCCGCAGCCCACGACCTCGCCCAGATACTCGTGGGCGTAGGCCACCGGGTCGCGCTGCTTCAGGGTCTCTGCGTCATCGTAGAAGCGGGGGCCCAGCCACTCGGGCGGGGTGGTCAGGTAGGTGGTGTGATGCCGGAACTGCTTCGGCTTTGCCTCCCGCTTGTACCGGTTGACCCAATGCCGCGCCATGGCTGGTGAGTTGAAGGTCTTGAAGGAAAAGCTGAAGGGGCCGCCACGAAACACCGACTGCTCTACGTTTCGTATCTCTTCGGGCCCATCGTACTGGTCGAACTCTTCAAAGTGCATCACACCGAAATAGCCAAACGGAACAGCGATGGATTTCAACTTGCCGGGGTCGTCCAGACCGTAGAACTGAATGGTCTGCCCGGTGGGGGCATAAGTCAGGGTGTATGGCTTCTTGGTCTGCTTCCAGAGATGCCGGATGCCCATCCGGTCAATCACGCGGTTGTACTCCGGCCAGACGCTGGTGGCAATGGTGTTGCCGACCTTGCGCAGGACGACCGCGTGGATGTTCGGCACCCGCATGACGAGCAGCACCACTTCGGTGGCTGCAAAGGTGGACTTCAAGCTGCCGCGCCCACCATCGCCCAGATACTCGTTATACTCACCTGACCAGATGGCGGTGTGGGCGGCGTAGTATTCAGGAATGATCAGGCTGCTGAGTTTCAGCTGCTGCTTGAGCAGGTTTGGGGGCTGCCGTCTTTGGTATGTCATCCACAAAAATTACCTTTCCATCGTAGCCGCGCAGCTCTGGGTGCTCGCTCCAGTGCTCGGGGTCACGGTTTTTCAAAAAGAAACACATTGCGCCCAGGTCTCCGCTCTGGGCTTTCTTGAAAAGAGCGTTCTCCACGCTGGCCAGCGCGGCCTCTGCGCCTATGCTGATCGCCTGCTTGATGCGCTGGTCTTGGGTGCACCAGCGCCGGAAAGTGCGCACCGGCACGCCGATCTGCTCGCAGATCTCCGCCTGCGTCAGGCCATGCATTGCCAGCCGCTGCAGGCGCAGCAGCCCGCTGGGGCTGTTCCATTTTCCGATTTGGGATTCTCGTGCCAAGGTTTCACCTCCGTATGAGAAAACGGCGCACACTGGTTCCACTCTGGAGGAACCCTACGGGCGGAGGATGACCCGAGTGTGCACCGTTTTGGCTATGAAAAATGCCGGGGCGGGAAAGGAGTAGAAAACCGGCCCCGGCAGGGGAATGGTTATTTCAGACGGACGGCCTTTTCACCGGTGAAATCCTCCCAGCGCTGGACGATCACGTCCACATAGCGCGGGTCGTACTCCATAGTGTAGCACTTCCGGCTCAGCTGCTCACAAGCGATCAGCGTAGAACCGCTGCCGCCGAACAGATCGAGCACGGTCTGCCCGGGCAGGGAGCTGTTTTTGATCAACCTGCCGCAGAGCACCACCGGCTTCATGGTGGGGTGCTCTGCATTGCGGGGCGGCTTGTCGCAGCGGATCACGCTGCTGGGCTTCTGGGTCAGCAGCTCCTGCGCCTTGATGGCCCATTCCAGCAGCTGGTCTTTCTTCATGTGCCGCAGGTCGTCCGGCTTTGCGTCGTCGATGACGGTGGTCTGGCTGCGGTCGTTGACAAAGTAGTGGTTTGCGCCGGGCTTCCAGCCATACAGGCAGGGCTCGTGCTGCCACTGGTAGTCGCTGTGGCCGAGAACGAGGCTGTTCTTGACCCAGACCAGGCACCCGTGCAGGCCCCAGCCTGCCTCCCGGAACATGGCCCGGAAGGCCTCACCCTCCGTGTCTGCGTGGAAGATGTACGCGCTGGCACCGGTGCGGCAGGCCTCGAAAGCCCGACTGTATGCCTGAAGCAGGAACTGCCGGAACTGGCTTTCTGCCATGTTATCGTTCTCGATCTTCTTGCCGTTCGAGCCCTGATAGTTCACGTTGTAGGGCGGGTCGGTGAGCAGCAGATCAGCCAGCTGGCCGTCCATGAGCTGCTCCACGTCCTGCGGGCTGGTGCTGTCGCCGCACATGACCCGGTGGTCACCCAGCAGCCAGATGTCGCCCCGCTGGGTGACCGGCTGCTCCGGGGGCGCTGCGGTGAAGTCGTCCTCCTTGACCTCCTCATCGATCTTGATCTGGAGGTTCAGGCCAAAGTCGGCCATGTCGTAGTCGATGCCGGTCAGCTCCTGCACCAGAAGCTGCAAGTCCCACTCGGCAACCTCGCCGGTGGAGTTGTCTGCGATGCGCAGAGCCTTGACCTTTTCCGGGTCAAGCTCTGCCGCAACGATGACCGGCACTTCCTGCAACTTGAGCCTCCGGGCGGCCTTGTACCGGGTGTGCCCTGCGATGATCACGCCGTCCCTGTCCACGATGATGGGGGACTGAAAGCCAAACTCTTTGATGCTGTTGGCGACGGCTTTTGCGGCCTCGTCATTGCGCCGGGGGTTGCTGTCATAGGGGCGGATTTCGTCCAGCCGTTTGTACTCGATTTGGTGTTTCACGCTCTCCATGCAATCCCTCCGGGCAAATAAAAATAGGCTCTCTGACCATTTTATCAGAGAGCCTAGGGTAAAAACGTTATGACTTACTTTTTGGCTTTCGCCTTGGCGGTCTTGGGCTTAGCTTTGGGTGCTTTGAGAGCCTTTTCCAGAGCCGGATAGGGGTCCTTCCAGTTGTCCGGAAGATCACGCTTTTCAATGCGGCCAGTGTGCGCATCCCATTCCATGGGGGCGCACTCGTTAGCGTTTCTGGAGGTCATGCCCTGTTTCTTAAGCTGTTCAATACGGGCCTGAATCAGCGTTTCTGCATTCAGCGTAGCCTTTTCAATCTTCTTCATGCTTGAACTCCTTTACCAGTCGATTCCCCCGTGCACAACCTGCTGTCTGCTCTTAACTGTCTTGCAGATGGTTAAGGCTTTACGGCTATATGCAACCTTGTATTGCCCGGCATCGTATACATTGTACCCGGAACTTGTCAGCCAGATGGTTTTTAATTCACTGGCTCCCCACTGCGTACCGGTGTGGTTGCCCATGAGGTACTTGTATGTTTTCGGGTGCTTGTTCTGGAAGTCGGTCTGCGCCTGAAACAGTTCAGAAAAGGTTGCGACCTTTGCATTTCTGTTCAGGAATAGCTTGACCTGAGAACCATTTGCTCCTGCATAGTACCTCGCATTGCTGACAGCACTGGTATCGAGATAAGTACCGCTGCCATGAGTGCCAAACGAGGCATACGCCGTACTGCCTGTTTGCAATTGCTTCAGAGTTTTTACGGCAGAAGCCGAGGTTCCGTCGGTGGACTTATCGCTGTGGTACAGTTTGTTCGCGCCTGCTTTGCGGCGGGCCTTGCCGAAAGCCACATCATCCAGAACCTCGGGCATCTCGTTTGCCAGTCCGGTGGCATTCAACCATCGTTGACAGAAGGTGTCATTCTGGGTGCCATCCGTTGCGATAGACTGTGTTGCAATCGCTTTGACGGTATCCAGCGCATCCTGATCGTTCATCTGCATCAGGGCCGCCGGGTTGCCCTTGATCTGTGTCAGCAGCTGCTGCTGGCGGGTCTGGGGTGCAGCCTGCGCCGGTGCTTTCGCTGCACCGCCTGCGCTGCCGCCTCCGCCCATGCCGTGGCTGCCGCCCATGCTTCCGCCTCTGCCTCCCATGTGAATCCTCCCTTGGCCGTGAATTTCTCGGTCAAGAGTACCATGAAAAGCGGGGACAAAACGTTATGATTTACTTTTTCTTGGGTTTCGCCTTGGTGGCTTTCTTCTTGGCTGCGGGCTTCTTTGCGTACTTGCGGTACTCCGGTGCCAGCCGAGAGATGGGCCCGATCCAGTTGCCCTTGCTGTCAGTCAGCACAGTGCCGTCTGCGTCCGTCATATTCGCGCCAAAGTGAATTGGCCCCTCCGAAACGGGAGGGGTGTCACGCTGAATAAAGCCACCGGTCGGAGTTTGTTTTTTTGTCGAGGATGCCATAGTGAAATACCTCCAGATTGATTTTACCACACTTCGATTTCCAGCTCAAGAACCTTCTTGCCGCTGAGGTTGGCACGGGACGGGCCGAGCCGAGTGCTGCGGACACCGGTAATCTTGTGGTGTGTGCCAACGGCCAGAACGGCCTCCGACTGACTGGGCTGGATGAATGCCGCCCGGGCGCTCTTGGCGGTGTGATACCGGATCAGAATTTCGCGGTTGCCAGAGCGGATGCCGCCCTGTCCATGCGTGCCTGTGCCTCGTCCGCCGGGCTGCGGCCAGAAGGGGTTGTTCCGGCTGTCATAGGCTGTGGATTCAAGGCTGGTGCTTGTCCAGGTTTTGCCCACCAGTGTTTTGCGGATCTGCGCGTCACTCATGCTGCTGTAATTCGCAGGCAGGCCACAGTTGCGCTCCAGGAAATCTGAATGGTCTGCACGGTACAGGGTGGTCTCCTGCCCGATGGGCTTTGCCAGCTTGTCCACTGCGTCCAGCATCTGCTGCTGCCGCTTGGTCAGGGGTTGACCGGTAGCCGCAGCCCAGTTGGCGTTCTGGCTCAACGCCTTGCCGTTGCTCTGCATGACCGGGTTGATGTAGTCGGTCACGCCTGCGGCCAATGCCGGGTCGCGCATCATCTGCCGCTGTGCAGCGCTCTCCATCGCGGAGACCTGCTGCGGGGTCAGGTGACCGAAGCCGTTTGCACCGGTGGGCGGGCCCGCCTGCTGGGGCACTGCTTGAACTGCCGGTGCTGCTTGAACTGCTGGTGCTGCCTGAATCGAGGGCATTGCCTGTGCGACTGCTGCGGGCGCTCCTGCGCCGCCTCCCATGCCCTGGGAACCTTTCATGCTGCTGCCTCTGCCGCCCATTACTGCGCCTCCTCTCTGGCCCTGACGCGGGCCGCCATGCTGTGCGGGAATGCCTGCCAGGCTACGTTGTGCTCCCGGAGCATCGCTGCCATCTCCTGCGGCACTTTGCCGTAGACCAGCAGCTCCTCCGGCTCGGTCTGCCGGATCAGCTCCGCCACGCCGCGCAGGAGCCCTTGCAGTGCGTCCTTGTGCACCAGACATCCCACCGTGCTCACAGCCACTGCGCCGCCCTTGCTGATGCCGTCGAAGCACCAGTGGAAGCTGTCCTCGTCCGACCAGCTCGCGGTGGGAATGGCACAGACACCGTTGTGCTGAAGCCATGCGGTCAGCAGCTGGTTCCGGTAGTGGTTCCAGTGCTGGATGGGCGCGGGGAAGTCGGTGTAAAGCGAGAAATCCGGGCCGATGACCAGCGGGCACTTCTCCAGCGCGTAGAGATACCGCTCCGGCATCCTCCAGAATCGCTCGAACTGGTAGTCATCGAGGAAAAAGTGCACGCCTGCGTTCTCCGGGTGCTTGCAGGTCAGAAGCTCGTTGAAGCCGATCAGGTGGTCAACCCCGAAGGGCAGTGACAGGGCCTGGGTGACAGGGTATCCCGCCGGGGTCAGCTCGAGGCCGTCCAGCAGAAACCAGTTCACCAGCTGCCCTGTCCTCATCCTCTCGTTAGAAAAACCCATGCTCTGTCCTCCTGTGTGTTATCCAGAAGAGCATAGCATGGGTTTTGCTGTGAAAACGTTATGACTTGCGCGCAGCGGCTCCTGCGGGCTTCTGCGCAGGGCTTTTGAGCGCGCTGCGGGAAGTTTGCCGCCTTGGGTGCTGCGCGGCTCTCAGAGGCGCTGCAGTTCCTTCCAGGCCCAGACCCGCAAGGTCTCAGGGGATATGCCGCCACCGTAGAGCAGTGCCGCTTTTTGCCAGCTGACCTTGCCCGGCCCGAGAAAAACGATCTCGAAGGCCCGGCGGGTCAGTGGGTCGGTGATCGTGTCGATGAAGCCCCGCCGCTGGGTGCGGGGGAGCCTGCGGAATGCTCGGATGCTCACTTGCTGTCTCCTCCTCTCTGCGCTGCCTTGATGTGGGTCTTGACGGCCTGCATCAAGCTGTTCTGGTCGGTGTCCTTGCGGTTCAGTGCCTTGACCACCATCTCGTCGGCACCGCCCTTGACGATCAGCCGGTGGACGATGACGCTCTGGGTCTGGCCCTGGCGGTAGAGCCGCGCTTCGCCCTGGGCGTAAAGCTCCAGGCTCCACGGCAGGCTGTACCAGATCAGGTGGTGACCGCCCTGCTGCAGGTTCAGTCCGTAGGCGCAGCTGGCAGGCTGGGCCAGCAGAACGTCCAGCTTTCCTGCGTTCCAGTCTGCAGCATCCTGCCCGGAGCGCAACACGGCGAATCTGAGGCCCTTGTGGCGGGTTTTCAGGGTCTCGGTGAGCTGCTCCTCGTCGAAGCGGAAACCGTAAAACACGAGGGCTCTCTGGCCGTCCAGCGCGTCGATGAGCTCGTCGAAAGCATCCAGCTTACACCGGTGGATCTGGTGCACCGTGCCGTCCTCGTCGTACAGGCTGCCGTTGCACAGCTGGAGCAACTTGCCGGTCAGGGCTGCCGCCTGCTGAGCGGTGATGGTCTCGCCGTCCACCTCCAGCAGGTAGTTCTTCTCCAGCTTCTTGTAGGCCGCCTTGGCGGGCTTGTCCAGCACCACCGGGATGTCGTCGGTGATCTTCTCCGGCAGGGTCAGGTGGTCGGCGGCTTTGAAGCTCAGGACGATGTCCTTGATGCGGTTCTCCACCGCTTCAGCGGCACCGTCCCGGGGCTCGTAGCTGTACTCGGTGGGCCAGAAGTAGTTCTTGCGGTAGTGGGTGATGTACCGCCCCAGCCGCTCCCCCTGGTCGAGCAGGTAGATCTGGGCCCAGAGGTCGAGCAGGCTGTTGGGCCTTGGCGTGCCGGTCAACTCGACCACTTTGTGGATGCGGGGGCGCACCGCCTTGAGGGCTTTGAACCGCTGGGCCGCATGGTTCTTGAAGCTGCTGGCCTCGTCCAGAACCACCATGTCAAAGTTCCAGCCCCGGCCCAGTGTGTGAACCAGCCAGGGGACGTTCTCGCGGTTGATGATGTAAATATCCGCTGGGGCTTCCAGTGCGGCTTTGCGCTGCTTCTCTGTGCCCAGCACGGTGGAAATGCGCAGGTGCTGCAGGTGCTCCCATTTCTCTGCCTCATCCTGCCACGTCGCCTCTGCGACCTTCTTCGGGGCGATGATGAGCGCTCTGCTGATCTCCAGCCGGTCGTAGATCAGCTGGTCGATGGCGGTCAACGTGACCACCGTCTTGCCCAGGCCCATCTCCATCCAGAGCGCCACCCCGGGCTTCTCGAGGATCGCTTCGATGCCCGCCTGCTGATACGGGTGCGGGTGAAACTGCTGCATTGCTTTGACCTCCGTTTCTTTTAGAGCAGCGCGTCAGTCGTCGCTCTCTACGTCGTCGGCGTTCGCCATCTGCGCCATGAAGCTCTGGGTGCTCAGGTAGCTGACCAGGTTCTTGACGTGTTCGGCTGTGCTGATCTCGTAGCATGGGAAGCCGAAGCTCTGGATCTTCTCCCGCCACCACTCCTGCAATCCTCCCGCCTTGACCTTTGCCCCGGGTCGCTTGAGTTCCACAAAGGCGATGATGCCGCCGGGGAAGAGGATCATCCGGTCAGGCACGCCTCTGTGTCCGGGGCACACCCACTTCAGGCACAAACCTCCCTCGGCCTCCACGGCCTTGCGCAGGACGCTTTCGATGCTCTTCTCGAGGGGCTTATTTGTCGGCATTTTAGTTTCTCCTTTCGTGCTTGGGCTGAACATACAAACATACAAAAACATACTCAAATCCTATAAAACCCTCACGCGAAGAATATAAGGCTCTCACGTGTGTGCGCGTGCGCTCTTATTTCCTTTGATTTTTCTCCTTAAAGGGAAAAAGTGTGTATGTTGAGTATGTTTTGGCCTGAAAACCCGCATGGACGCTCGCTTTTTCGTGCATACAAACTTTTTGGCCTTTGTATGTTGGCTGTATGTTGTGTATGTTTTGACCGCTGCTGCGGCTCTTGTTTTCTTCGGTTCTCTTAATGTTTGCCGAGTTCTCTGTATGCTCGGTTTCGCCGACCTGCTCTGTATGTTCAGTATGTTTTTCAAAGCGGTTTCGGCGGGTTCTGTATGCTCGTTTTTGAACGGGTAATTACTCCGATTTTCTGCGCCAGATACGCTGCATTCCGTAGGGCCCGCAGCGCTGGGGGTACTTGCCCGGAGCCCATCCCGGGAGGCTATTCAGCACGGCTGCAATGCGCTTGGACTGCTGCCGGTCGGGGGCCTTTCCGGTGCTGTCGAGCACCTCCCGCCAGACCTCGTTGACACAGATCGAGGTGCGCTGCTGGGTGGCAGTGGCGGGGTCTGCGGGGCCGTTCTCCCACCAGCAGACCCGCTCGTCGATGGTGCGCTTGGCCCAGTCCAGAGGGAGGGGCTTGTCCAGAAAATCGAGAATGCTGCCCTCCCAGGGGTCGCGCTCGGTGTGCGCCTGCTGCTCTGCCAGAGCGGCCTTCTGCAGCTCATCCCGGAGGATCAGCTCCTCTCCCGCGTTGAATCGGGCCACCGCTTCGGCCCACAACTGATCCACTTCTGCGGGGGTCAGATCATCGTGCACGACCCGTGTGCGCCGCTCGTAGCTGCAATCTATGGGCCAGTATCGGCGGTTGCCGGTGGCATCGCGGAGAAAATCGGAGCTGTTGGAGGTACCGAAGAACACGCAACGGCGAGGGTACTGCACCGTCCGGCGGCCATATGCAGCCCGGTATCTGTCCTCGGTCTGGCTCAGGAACTGCTTGGCTGCCTCGCTCTCGGAGCGGCTGAAAGCCGTCATTTCGCCCAGCTCTACGATCCAGACACCCCGCAGGTTCTCCCGGGCCTCCTTGCCGTCGAAGCTGGTGATACTGTCGTTGAACCACTCCTTGCCCATCCGGCTGAGGAGCAGGCTCTTGCCGATGCCCTGCTTGCCGCTGAGGATGCAGATCTGGTCGAACTTGCAGCCTGGGCGGAAGCACCGGGCCACCGCAGCAACGAACATCTTCCTGGTGACCGCGCGAGTGTAGCTGCTGTCCTCCGCGCCTAAGTAGTCGATGAACAGAGTGTCCAGCCGCTCGGTGCCGTCCCATGTAAGCCCGCTCAGGTACTCCCGCACCGGGTCTTTGGCGTGGCGGCCTCCGGTCAGTGCCACCGCGTCAGCGGCTTTATTGACCCCACTGAAGTGGTAGGCTGTCTCCAGATACCAGCGCACGCCAGCGTCGTCCTCGTCGCTCCAGTCCCGTTCCTGGGTCTTGTCGCTCCAGGGGAAGGGGCCCTTGCACCGCAGCCGCTCCGAGAAGGTATCCGACCAGATCCGGCCTTTGAGCACCGGGTCATGCTCGAGGATGAGCCACGCGTTCTGGATGGTGCAGGCAATCGCGCCCTTCTGGGTGCGGTCGAGCTTCTCCTGCCACTTGTCCGGGTCGGTGTCCTCCTCGGGCAGCGGCTCGAATCCCTCCATCGCGTGGTCTACGGTCTCCTGCCGCAGCAGGGCCGCTGTGGGGCCGTCGTTCTCGGCCAGGGCCCGCATCTGCTGCCAGCTGGGGAGGGACGCTGCGGGTGTGCCCGGCGCGGCATCGGCATCCAGCTGACCGAAGCGGTGGATTCGCACCAAGTCCCACGCATTCAGCAGCTTGCCGCCTGCGGGGTCAGTGCTGTGGTGGCTGTAGATGAAGGTGTCGTTGTCGTAAAGCACCGCGCCCGCCGTGGTGCTACCTGCGGCGTAAGTCAGGCGATCCTGCCCGGCATCGACGTACTCCCCGGGCAGAAACTTTGCGATTGCCGCCCGGATGTCATAAGTCCGGCAGAAAGCGCCCACCACGCCCTGCTTGGCGGTGGGGTCGGCCTGCTTGCCGCCGGGCAGCTTGACCGCCTCAGCGGGGCATGCAGGCCATTGCCGCACGTCGTGCCAGTCCTCGTAAAGCCAGAGGGTGTCGTCCACGCTGATCCGGTCACCGTCCTCGGTGGCCTCGCAGACCCACTGGCTGTCGCTGCTGCGGCTGGGCCAGTACATCAGGCGCTCGGCTTCAAAGGTGGTCTTGTCGAACACCTGCATGGTGGAGTCGAGCATCTGGGCCACCATTCGGGCGCAGGGCTGATACTCCTCTGGCTGCATCACGCGGTCGGTGGGGAAGATGGCCCGCAGCCGTGGGTGCTCCGGGTCGTGCTTCCGGGTGGAATAGACCGCTGCTGTTCCCAGGGCCTTGATGGCGGCCACCCACTGCTGTGTGCTGCCGGGGGCGCAGCCGTCCATGTCCAGCGTGATCAGGCTGCGCCCGGTGCAGCAGCCGCGGCGGCGCAGGCCGCCCCGCAGGCTGCCGCCCACAAAGCCGCCCACGTCCTTGCGCTTGTCCTGCTCTGCCTTGGACAGGGCCATGTACTCGGCGTGGGTCTCAGTGCTGGCGTTGTTGTACATCCGGGCCGACAGGCTTTCGGTGAAGTCCTCCCAGGTCATAAGATCCTGCACCCAGCTGGATGCCCATCGGCTGCCGCCCACGCTGATCTCAATTGGTGTAGCGCTCATTTGTTCTCCTCCTTCAGCGGGCCATAGCGGAAGCGGTGCGCGTTCCACCTGGCCTTTGCGTCGATCTGCGTGCTGCCGCGCTCGCCGACCCTGCCGCAGCGGGTGCAGACCACCGACCAGCCTCCGTCGGCTGCGTACCTGCTGCTCTTGCGGTACTTGGTCAGCCCGACCGTCCCGTCAGTCCTCGCCCCGACACCGTGGGGCAGGGCCCCGCAGGTGCAGGGGCACACATCTGAGTTGTCAGGCGGGTAAGTCTTGCTCATCGTCTGCTCTCCCTCCATTCCTTTTGGGTGAGAATGTGTAAATCTAAGCTGCGGATGATCCGCATTGCCAACGCTACGCCGTGAGCATCACCGAAGCGTTTCTGCGTAAACAGGGCATCATACTCTGCTGACAACCGGGTCAGTGCATCTTCCTTCGAGATTGCGTAGACAGCCGCCTTGTCGGAAATCATGGAGTTTTTCATCGTCCTCAGTCCTTTGTAAAGAAGTCACCGTACCAGCCTGCCGCGTTCAGGGGCAGCCCCTCGGCCCAGGGCGGCACAATGCTCATAATGCGTACCACGCTGTCCAGCGCGGCCTCTGCGTCCTGCGTGGTCGGCAGCTCGATGATGACCTCGTCGTGGACGTGGAACACCACCTGGTACCCAGCCCGTCGGAGGTTATCCAGCGCGAAAGCCAGGCAATCCCGGCCCACGGCTTGGGTGAGGTTCTCGGTCAACTTGCCGCCGTAGGTTTCTGCCTCCCGCCAGCTGCCCGTGTCCCACTCCTTATAAGTAATGCGGTCATCCGGCGTGGTGCCGGGGTCGGCGTAGAAGAGCTTGCGCCCGCTGGGCAGCTGCATCGTCAGAAACGGGAAGGGGAACCCGAGGGCCAGCTCCTTGCGGAGCGTCACCCCTACTCGGGGTACGGTAGTCCTGCCGGTGCGGATGGTGTGCACGGCGGCTTTCTGCATCGTATCCCAGAGCTTGCAGATGCTGGGGTTCTGCCTGCGCCAGCGCCGGACGATGTCCATCAGGCCGTCGTCGTCCAGGCCCAGTTGATCGCCGCCCATCCGTTTCATGGCCCCGACACCGCCCTGATAGCCTAGGGCCAGTGTTGCCACTTTGCCGCGCTGGCGGTACTTGTAGTTGGGGTTGCCCTTGACGATGCTGTCGAAGGGCACACCGAAGATGCGGGCTGCGGTGGCCTCGTAGATCTTGCCGGTGGTGCGGAAAACGTCCAGCACCCACTCCTCACCGGCCAGCCATGCAATCAGCCGGGCCTCGATGGCCGAGAAGTCGGCATCCACGAAGGTGCACCCTTTGCCGGGCACCAGCGCTGTGCGGATCAGCTGGCTCAGAGTGTCGGACACATTGTCGGTCAGCAGAGCTAACGCTTCGGGGTCGTGTAGCTTTACAATGCTGCGCCACTCAGCTTGATGGTCGAGGTAAGTGCGGGGAAGGTTCTGCACCTGAAGCAGCCGCCCGGCCCAGCGCCCTGTCCGGTTGGCCCCGTAGAATTGCAGGGTGCCACGCACTCGGTGGTCAGGGCCTGCGCTGGCTGCGATGGTCTCGTACTTGGTGTTGCTGGTCTTGCCCAGCTGCTGCCGGAGCTCCAGCACCCTGCGCACGTCGCTGGGCAGCTCTCCGGCCAGCGCGTGGGTGACATCCTCTTTTGTCAGCCCCGGCAGCTCTATGCCCCGGTTATGGAGCCAGCCGAGGAGCTGGGTACGGCTACCGGGATTGGCCAGTCCGGTCAGTGTCTTGCTCTCGGCGGTCTGCTCCTCCGTGATCAGCGCGGAACAGGCGAGGGCCCCCTTTACCAGGGGCATATCCACGGCCACGCCCCGGGCGTTCATCTCCACATCATCCCGCCACTGCTGCATGATGCTCTCGGGAACCGGCCAGGGGGACAGCTTCTGGTCGTTGGCCCGCTCTGCGATCACGTCCATGCCGTTGTACTTGCAGAACAGCCGCCACTTGTCGGGGTCGTGCTGAGGCAAGTTGCGGGTGCGCCCACCATTGCGCTTTGTGGGCTTGCAGGGCTTGCAGAAGTAGGTGATCAGCGCCTTGCCCTCTTTCATCTTGAGGGCATCCTCCGGCTGCTGCAGTACCTGACCCAGCGCACCCAGCTGGGCGGGCAGGCCGCAGTAGAGGGCGTGGATCATGCTGCATTCCCACTGCTGCAGCCAGAGCACCCGCTGTTCCCAGCTCAGGCCCATGGCCTCCGACAAGCACCACCACTCAAACGCAGCATTGTGCGCCCGCTTGGTGTAACTGGCATCCAGCAGCCACGGCAGCTGCTCCCGAAGGAAATGTGCCGTGTCTGGCCAGGTTGTCAGGTCGATGACCTTTGGAGTGTCCAGATCTTCGTTGACATAGCCCAGCAGCAGGATCTGAAAGTCTGGGTCTTGGGCGTATCGGTAGGCACCGACCTTGGCGATGTCCTGCGGCGAGTAGGTTTCTATATCCACCGTGATGATCGGTTTCTTCACGGCTGCCTCCTTTCAAAAAGGCCGGAGGCCCGTTGTGCGGAGCCTCCGGTGGGTGATACTCAGTTCAGAAAATCGTCGTCCTCGTCGGTCAGCACCTCGAAGCCGTCCAGGTTGTTGCCTCCGCTCAGGCGCTCGCCGTCGCGGATCTTCTGGATGACCTCCAGCCCTGCGCCGATGCCCCGGTTGCCGCTGGCGCTGTAGGAGAAGAAGCCTACCTTGACCTTGGCGTAGCAGCCGCTGTACACCTCGTCCTGATCCAGCACTTCGTTGCAGGCCCGGTCGATGATCCGGGGGCGGCGGTCTGCGTTGGCGTTGGCGTTCAGAAAGTAGCAGCCCTCGTAGTTCTCGTCGTCCTTTTCCTCGTCACCGTCACGCAGGGGCTCCTTCAGCTTGGGCGGCAGCTTGCCGCCCCACTTTGCCAGGGATGCGGGGTCGGTCTTGATGGCTTCGATGGCCTTACGGATGGCGGCCAGGGCGTTGGTGTCGCTCTTCTTAATGAGCAGGCAGCAGCTGTACTTGGGGTCGCCGGTGCCGTTCACCTGCTTGGGTTCCCAGATGTTGGCGTAAGACAGACGGCAGGGAATGATAACTTCGTTGGTGTTCATGGTTAGTCCTCCTCGGGCTTGAAGCCCTCTAAACGGTCGTAAGCGGGGCGGGGGTCACTGGCCTGTGCCAGCTTGGGAGCCCCCGGGGCCCTGGTGATAAAGGCCGACATGGTCTCGGCAAAACGTTTCTTGCCGATCATCTTCTCGGCCACGGTCAGCGTGATGGGTGTGCGTGTGTACAGCATGGCCTCGTCGATGCCGTCTGCCTGCATCTGCCGGAAGGCGGCATCCTGGTCTGTCCACTTGCGGGTGCTGCGGCCCTGTACCAGCTTCCATCCGGGCAGGGTGCGGCCCTCCAGCAGCGCCTGCTGGGCGTACTCTTCCAGATCCCTGGCGTAGGCGGCCAGCCCTTCCAGCTTCTGCAGCCACTCGCCCAGCTCCTCGTCAGAGAGTGTAGCGGGTTCCGGGTAGGGCTCAAATCCGGCCAGAGGGCCGTACTGCTTCTGCCATGCCCGGCAGGAAGGATAAGCTTTGCAGAATCTGCAATGACCTCCGGGGTGGTACACGCCCTCGCCCTTCCAGGCCATCTCAGCGGCAGGCTGCAGCACCCACCGTGCCCAGGTGAGGAGGTCGGCCAGGGAAATCTCCCAGGTCTGGGGCTCCTCCTGCATCCGGGGCTGTACGATGCTCAGGCGCACTGTTCTGACCTCTTCGATGCCCTCAAACAGGGCGTAGGCACCGAGGGCGTAGTACATGAGCTGCGGGTTGTGCTCCGGGTTCACCGGCACGCCCTGCCCGTACTTGAAGTCGATGATGTGCAGGATGCCGTCGCCGATCAGCAGGCAGTCGCAGGTGCCGAATCCGCCGGGCACCCACTGGCCCACGTCTACTTCCTGCTCGATGAACACCTCGGGCTGGTGGATGTAAAGTCCCCACTGAAGGTGCACAAAGTCGATGTATTGGTTGGCGGCCCTCACCATTTCAGGCGGGTCGTCCGGCTCGCCGTCCAGCCGAATTGACCCGGACAGCGGGAGTACCCCGTAGCCTGCTTCCCACTGCCGGAGGTTGTTCCTCAGGTGGGCCTCGCACAACTCATGGGCTCTGGTGCCCTCTTCGGCGTACTTGCTGGTCTCCCCGGGCAGATTCTCGGTGGCCCGGGCGCTGGGGGTGCAGGCGATCCACCGGGCTGCGCTGGATGCACCCAGCAGGGCGTGTTTAATTGGAGGCATTTGCGTCCACCTCGTCTTTCAACTTGAGCAGCTCCTCCCAGACGCTGGTGTAGCTGTCAGGCGGCAACTTAGAGATGGATGCAGCACCGGTAGCTTTGATGGCCGACTGAACATCTGCCCGCTTGCCAGCCACGATCAGGCTGCGGGCCAGATCGCGGATCTTGTCCAGTGTGGCGGGGTCAGGAGCGGGTGCGGAGGTCGAGGCCGCCGGTGCGGTATCCGCCTGCGAGGGAGAACCCGAGGCTTCTGCCGTTGTAGGGTTTTCGGGCTCCTCCGCAGGAGCGGCTGCGGGCTCCCGTGTGAGCTTTTTGGTCTTGGCGGGGGTCTGCGCCTTGGGCTTGTCCGGCTGCTGCACGGGCGTGCTCTGGGGCTGCGGAGAGGTGTGCCGAGGAAGCTCGGCTGCGGTCATGGTGTGGGTCTCGACCCCACCATTGGGCGAGGTGTTGACGTTGATGGTCATGCCGCCCAGCTGGGTCAGGGTGTCCAGCAGTTCGGCTGGGGTTTCGCCGTTGATGGTCAGTGTGAAGTTCATAGTCATGCTCCTTTTATAAAAAGATTCTGTCGAATCTGTGCTTTGCAGTTCGGAGCTGTATCTTTGCCATTGCCGCGCCTCGCCACGCGTCGCAATGCTATGCCATTGCTAAGCCAATCTTCGCGTCACGATGCTATGCCATTGCCGCGCCTCGCCATGCGTCGCAATGCTATGCCATTGCGCTGCGTCACTCCGCATTGCCATGCCGCCACCAAGCCATGATATGCCGAGCCTTTGCAAAGCGAAGCATCTCGTCGCAATGCCTTTGCCATACAGAGCCATGCCTTGCCTTTGCAATACGAAGCCTCGCCATGCCTTGCCGTTGCTATGCTTCCACAGCAGTGCTTTGCCGTCGCCTATCTTGGCAATGCCATCCGTTGCCGTTGCCATGCCGGGCCGGGCATTTCCTTGCCGTTGCGTCGCACGGCAGCCCAATGCCTTTGCAGTCAGCCGAGAATCTCGTAGGTGAAGCGGCCTTTACCAGAGTTGCGCCACTGGCCCAGGCCCCTGAGCTTGCCGTAATCCAGCCACTCTATCACCGCTTTTTCGTGGGCATCGTCCATGCAGGTGATCTCGAACTCGCAGGTCGAACCAGCGGGAATCTGCTCGCTGTTGGCGAGGCTCACGCGTTCGCCCTGGGCTGTCTGGGCCCGCAGGGGGCGCTGGCACTCGGTCATCTCTCCGCTGAGGGTCAGAGGGATCTGGCGGGGCCCGACAAAAATCAGGCCGTCGATGATCTTCTTGTAGGCGGAGAGCTTGCCGCTCTCGTTGACGGCCCGCTTCTTTCCCTTCTCGTCCTTGCCACCGATGCGCCCCAGCATACCGCAGGAGTCCTTAAAGAACCCCTTGACTTGATAATCATAAAGGATCGGCTGCCCCGCCTCGTTGCGGGGGAATACTGTCATTGCCCTATCGGCTGCGGCATCTGCGCCCAGGGCGGCCACCTCATCCTCGATGGTGGAAGCGTCGGGGCCCTTGGATGCGATGTACTCGCGGGCCACGTTCGGGTTGGCAGGCCAGGTGCCGAGCAGCGGCTCGGTGAAGGTCAACTTGACTTTGATCGTTTTCATTCTGAAAAATCCTCCTTTTTCAGCTTTTCAACGTAGAAGGTGTACTTGCTGTTGATGCCTGCCCGGGCATGGCTGACGGTGCTGTAAAAGACCCCCATTGTCATACCCAGGGCTTTGGCACATTGCGGGCCGGTACCGCTGGCGATGACCTCCTCGGTCGAAGCCTCGTATACCGTGTACCAGGTCATAATCCGAGCGCGCTCCGGAGCGCTGCATCGAGGCGGCGCATGTCCGCGTCGGTCAGATGGCCGAGGTACTGCTGCAGATCGGCTCGGTCTGCGCCGTGTACCTGCCTCGGCAGGGCCATGCTCGGCTCACCATAGCCCTGGAGAAGGACGTTGTCGCAGAATCCGTCGCCCCGGGCCAGCCTTGCGGGGCTGGAGGTCATGGGAACCACCGTCACCGTGTTGCCGGTCTGGTTGGCGCTGTCGCTGCTGACCACGATCACCGGTCGGTCACCCCGGATCAGGCAGGTGTCTGCCGGTTTGCGGTGGGTGTCGACCATCCACCAGATGTCTCCGCGTCTCTTGTCAGAAAACATGCTCAGTCCTCCTGTTCGCGGTTCTGCCGGTAGGCTGTGCAGTCTACCTTGCCGTAGCTCTGGCGCTTGTACCGCTCGTTGTCGGTCAGCAGGCTGTGCAGCGATAAGGCCAAGCCTGCAGCCAGGGCAAACACCAGGAACGGGGCTGCCTGGGCGGCTTCTGCCGGACTCCAGCTGCCCCACTGGGTCAGGGCGTGTGCTGCGACCGTGCAGGCTCCCTGCGCCACCTTGACCGCCCCGATGAGGGCAAACAGCGCAACGCCGCCGGTGATCGTGATCTTTTTCACTGTGATTCCTCCTTTTCGATGTCGGGGAAGAAGTAAGCCCCGACCTGCTCCTGCGGGATGTTCAGCACCCGGCAGATGGTCTTGATCTCGTCGGATGTCCAGGGCATCGTGCCCCGCATCCGGCGGCTGAGAGTTGACTGGGCGATCCCGGTGGCCTGTGCAAGCTCGGAATCAAACAGCCCGTAGTCCCGGAATCTTGCCCGCAGCCGCCAGAAGGGGCTCTGGTGAAAGCTGCCCAGTGGCGTGCTCGGTGCCATGGTGGTCACTCCTTTTCGGTCAGCAGCTTCTGGATGGCTGCTCTGAAGGTGTTCTCCGCGCCTGCGGGGTTGCGCCGCTTGTTCAGCACCATACTGACGTACTCTGGGGTGACACCTGCGGCTTCGGCGAGGTCGCTGCGGCTGATGTTGTTGTCCTTCATCATCGCGAAAACCTCAGCTTGCCAGGATAGGTTCATGTAAATGTACTCCTTTCTTTGCAAAAAAGTGTTTACAAAAATAAACCCTTATGGTATACTCAGGTTGTGAAGTTGAGCTTAAAGTCTATTTTCGTGAACCGCTGTGCACAGTATAGTTCATCCAGGTAGACTTTTCAAGCCCTAAAAGTGCATTTTATTGAACTTTGACGATTTGCACAAAGTCTATGGAGGTAAACTATGTTTTATGACAAGTATCGCCAGCTTTGCAAGTCCGTGGGAAAAAGCCCCTCTGCTGTGGCCATAGAGCTGGGTATCAGTAAGGGCACAGTGTCAACTTGGAAGAACCTGGGGCGAACTCCGCAGGTGGCGCAGCTACAAAAAGTGGCGGATTATTTCCATATTACGGTTGACCAGTTGCTCGATGAAAACAAAAACGCCCCCGTGGCGAAAAGCCACGAGAGCGTTGACTGGAAGCAGAGAGTGGGAGCTACACCGTGCGACGTAGCACAGGTAGCGCCGCTGCTGGGGACAGTCCGGGCGGGACTGCCTATGTATGCCGAGGAGAACATTGAGGGATACATTCCGATCCGGCAGACCGACGGTGCGAAGTACTTCTGGCTGACTATCCGGGGTGACAGCATGAACGCCGCGGGTATGAACGAGGGCGACCAGATTCTGGTGCGTGAGCAGCCTGAAGTGGAGAATGGCGAGATCGCGGTGGTGCTGGTGAACGGCGACGAGGCCACGGTCAAGACCTTCCGGCAGGAGGGGACTCTTGTGATCCTGACACCCCGCAGCTCCAACCCGGTGCACCAGCCGCAGGTGTATGACCTGAAGAAAACGCCGGTGCGGGTTCTGGGCCGGGTGATCGAGTGCCGCAAGGTCTACTGACCTCCCTCCCGGGGCGTGGGCAACCCGAAACAAAGCATACAGAAATTCCTATAAACCCTACGCGGGCGGGTATCAAACGCGCTCTCACGCGCGTATATTCTTCTTTTCTTCTGATAAGGGTCTTTATATAGGGCTTGAGTAGACATTGTATGCTTGAACCTGAAAACCCGCATGAGCACTCACTTTTTCGAGCATACAAACGTTGCACAGGTTTGTATTGCACTGAATGTTGCAATCGACTAGAATTTTGTTGCATGGGTGGTGATTTGCTGCCTGTGCCTGAAAAGCAAAAACGCCCCCGGTGTTGGCGCACCGAGAGCGTTTGGATAGATCAGGCTCACCCGGAAGGTGATACACAGACCAGACATCTGTATTGTAGCACCTCCGGCTGGGCTTGTCAAAGTGTACCTGTCTTTCGGAGGTGTTTATATGGGAAAAAGAACAAATACGGCTGTCTGGATGGAAAAGCAGCAGCGCTGGCAGATCAAAGTGCAGAAGAACGGGGAGCGGAGAGCATTCACGTCAGCTACACCGGGCAGAACGGGACAGCGTGAGGCAAATCGTAAAGCCGATGCCTGGCTGGATGACGGCATCTCAAATACGCGGGTGCTGGTGAAAGCGGCCTACGCTGACTGGCTGGTTGATCTGCAGATGACGACCAGCTGCTCGAACTGGGAGCCGCTGGATTGCCGGTGGCGAAAGTGGGTTATTCCTTATATAGGGAATCGGAAGCTCGATGACTTGACGGAGCAGCATCTGCAAAACTGCGTGAACCGGGCCTACGCGGTAGGGCGGAGTAAGAAATACCTTACCAGCCTCTGCTCGGAGCTGCGGGCTTTTTGTAAGTGGCTGCGACTTGGCCGGAGATCCACGCTGTTCCCGGAAGCGCTACATGTGCCGAAAGGGGCCAGGTCAAAGGAGAAGGAAATTCTTCAGCCGGACGCTATGCGGGTGCTGTTCGCCGAGGACTCCTCCACCTGGAGGGGAAAGCCCATCACCGACCCGTTTATCAACGCGTACCGTTTCAGCGCGGTCACCGGCCTGCGCCCCGGGGAGATGATCGGGCTGCGCTGGTCGGACATCAAAGGGCACACGCTGCGCGTCTGCCGGTCGATCAACCTGCGGGGCGAAGAGACCCAGGGGAAGAACCAGAACGCGCTGCGGAGCTTTGTGCTGACCCCTACGGCGTGGGCCATCCTGGCTGATCAGCGGAAGCTGACCGGCGATCAGGAGTCGGTGTTCTGCATTCCTACGGAGAAGTGCTACCGGAATAGCTGGAAGCGCTACTGCGCAGCCCACGGGCTGACCTATATCCCACCATACAATCTGCGGCACACCTTTGTGTCCCTGGCAAAGACAATGCCCGAGGGCACGGTGAAGAGCCTGGTGGGGCACTCCCGTCAGATGGACACCTTCGGGGTGTACGCGCACCTTGTAAATGGCGAGGAGCAGCGTACTGCTGACCAGTTGGAAGGCGTACTTAAAAAGGTGTTAAGCCCCGGGGTGCAGTAACCCACTTTTGTAACCCACTTTTTGTGGTCGGCTGTGCACCGCCAACGCCACAAGTGAATATGAGTTCCATAAAAGAACGAAGAAACGCCGGTTTTGAAACCGGAGAACGCTGCGTGACGGCTCTTTTTCGGGTTCGATTCCCATTGCCCGCTCCATGCAGAAAAGGCGCTGATTCGTTCAGAATCGGCGCTTTTTGTTTTGCCTGTAACCCACTTTGTAACCCACTTGACAATGACAGCCTGATCCGCTATACTGAATATAGGATAAAACCACTATTTAATGGAGGCGGCGGCGTGCAGGAATACGAGATCGAATTTTATGACAAAGCCGATGGCTCCGAACCGGCGAAAGAGTTTATTCTGGCTCTGGATGCGAAAATGCGGGCTAAGATCGTTCGCACGGTCGGGCTTCTCCGGGAGGAAGGGCCTTCACTGCGGGAGCCGTACTCCAAGCATCTGGAGGATGGCATTTTTGAGATCCGCACCAAGTTCGGCTCCGACATTACCCGTGTGCTGTACTTTTTTGTGATCGGCAGAAGGATCATCCTTACGAACGGCTTTGTCAAAAAGACGCAGAAGACACCTGCTTCCGAGATCGCACTTGCAAAGCAGTACCGTGCCGATTATCTCAGCCGAAAGGAGTGCTCCAAATGA